AAGCAGTGCCTCGCAATCCTTAACCAGCTCGGTCTTAACACAAAGACTATCGAGCCGAACACGGAAGATGATGAGCTTTGACGCTTAACTGCTATATCCAGGATTACATTGACCTTGTAGAGAGCGAAAAATACCGCGTTTGCAACGACCAGATTTTATTAATCGAGTTCGTCAAAAATGTTTTCGAAACTGAGAGCATTTACGTTGACGGCGAACAAGCGGAGAGGTATTTCCAGCTCCAGAAATATTTTGAGTACAAGCTCTTTGAGTGGGAAAAATTCTGTTTTGTTCTCCACAACTGCACTTACTCAGCACCGGGCGTTTTACGCTTTCCGACGCTTATAATTGTTGTGTGCCGCGGCGCTGGCAAAAACGGCTATTTAGCATTTGAGGATTTTGCTCTGCTTACTCCTGTTAACGGTATCAGAGAGTATGACATCGACATTTGCGCGACATCTGAAAAGCAGGCTAAAACCTCATTTTTTGACATTTACAATCTCCTTGAGAAAAACCAGAAAAAGATGAAAAAACACTTTTACTGGAATCGCACTGAGATAAGGAATTATAAGACAAATTCAACAATCCGCTACCGAACCTCGAACGCAAAGAGCGCCGACGGCGGACGTCCGGGCAAGGTCGATTTTGACGAATACCACGCCTATGAAAACTACGATTTAATCAACGTGTTTCGGACAGGCTTCGGCAAAAAGCCTATGCCGCGTGAAACCATCACCACCACGATGGGCGATGTTCGCGACGGTCCGCTGGATAACCTCATTTCTGACGGCGAGAGCATCTTAAAGGGAGACATCCCTGATAACGGCATTTTGTTTTTCTTCTGCCGGCTCGACTCTGACGAAGAAGTTCACGATGAGGCAAATTGGTACAAGGCTAATCCAAGCCTGCAATATTTTCCCGAATTGCTCAGGGAAATGCGAAAGGAATATCAAGAATTCCTCCGCGACAACTTCGGCAACGCGTCGTTTATGACCAAGCGAATGAACCGTCCGTTTGGAACAGCGGAAGAACCTGTCACCAAATGGGCGAATATCATCGCAACAAACCGCCCGATTATCGACCTTGAAGGCGAACGGTGCGTTTTCGGTATTGACTACATGAAGATTAACGACTTTTTGTGTGTCGGCTTATTGTTCGTTAAAGACGGCTTTGTTTACTGGAAATCGCACTCTTGGGTATGTGAGAACAGCCGCGATTTATCGCGCATCCGCTTCCCGCTAAAAGCAGCAGAGGAAAAAGGATTGTTAACGCCTGTTAACGCTGTTGAAATTCCGCCGGAGCTTCCGGTTGAATGGCTCGCGGAGCAGAAAGACCACTATAAAATAATTCGCGGTGCGATGGATAACTACCGATTAACGGTTCTAAAACGTCCGCTTGAACAAATCGGATTTGACCTCAACAAGAAAGAGGGCAACAACAACCTGTGGCTTGTCCGTCCGTCAGATATAATGCAGGTTCAGCCTATTATATCAAGCGATTTTGATAATCAGCGCATTATTTGGGGTGACAATCCGCTTATGCGCTGGTACACGAACAACACCAAGGTGGTCAGAGCCAAGAACAACAATTACACATACGACAAAATCGAGCCGCGCAGTCGTAAAAATGACGGTTTTATGGCACTCGCAGCGGCTTACACGCAAAAAGAGTATTTGCAGTCAAATGCAACGATTACAAGCGCACAATTTGACTATATGAAAGTCTACACATTTTGAGGAATCGAGGTGAGAATTTGACACTAAAAGAATTTTTTATATCAAAACTGATTGGCAAGGATGAATTTGTTATCAAATCAAAAACCCTTGAAGAATACTTTGAAGAATCATACGAATCCTCGCAATTTCACCTATACGAAATTGCTTTATTCACGGCTATCGACCTGATCGCGCGGACGTTGTCAAAATGCGAGTTTGTGACGGTCATAGATAACGAAGAGTATTACGGCGATGAGTATTATCTCTGGAATTACCAGCCTAACAAGCACCAGACCAAAGGTGAGTTTTTGATACAGTATATTTCAACGCTGATTTTCAAAAACGAAGCCCTGATCTTTGAGACCGCAGACCATCAGCTCCTTGTCGCCGACAGTTTCGGCAAAACCGAATATGCGGTTTTTGACGACATTTTCAGCGGCATAACCGCCCGAGGTTATACGCTCGACCGTAACCTGAAATCATCCGATGTTATGTATCTCCAATATAACAGCGTCGCGCTCCGCGGACTGCTCAATGATATGTGCTCCGCATATCAAAACCTTATGGCAGCGGCAGAGGAGCGGTACCGGAAAGCTACCGGTCACAAGGGAGTTTTAGAGATTTCATCAAACGCCCAGGGTGATAAAGACTTTGAGAAACATTTTAATGACCTTTTACAAAACCGTTTCAAAAAATATTTCAGTGCAAAAAACGCGGTTCTTCCGTTGTTTAATGGCTTCAATTATACCGAGCCGTCGACCGACGCGGGCAAGACCACTAACTCAGAGATCAACGATATATCAAAGCTAAAGGCGGAGGCGGTCAATGCCGTCGGCAACGCGCTGCACATTCCGCCGGCGCTTATAACAGGCGAAGCCTCTCAGCTATCCGATGCCGAGTCTGCTTTTATAGCGGGCGCGATCGACCCGACTGCAAAAATGCTCGGGCAGGAAATCACGATCAAAAGATACGGCGCATCGGAATTTAAGAAGGGCAACTATCTGTTCATTGATACCACATACGCGCGACACATTGACGCTATTTCAAGCGCAAACAATCTTGATAAGGCTATTGCAAGCAGCATTTTGAATCCGTACAAGGCTCAAAAGTATTGCAATATGTTGCCGTCAAAAGATGCTTGGGCTAAGGAATATCAAATTACAAAGAATTATCAATCTCAAGGTAATCAAGCGAAAGGTGGTGATGAATAATGCTGAGAAAACAATTTGTAGTAAAACAAATCAAAGAGAGTAAGGTGCTGGATATTTACCTTTACGGCGAGATCCGCGCTGATTGGTATGACTGGTGGAATGGTCAGATCGTAGAATCTACTACATCCGCAAATTATGTCCGCAAGGCTGTTGATGATGCTGGTGAAATAGACCAGATCAATGTTTATATCAATTCATGTGGCGGAGATGTCTCTGAGGGTAATGCTATTTACAACATCCTCAAACGCTCTAAGGCAAAAGTCACCGCCTACGTTGATGCATTTGCTTACAGCGTAGCATCGGTTATTGCTATGGCTGCCGATAATATCATTATGCCGAGCAACACAACGATGATGATTCATAATGCTATGATGGGTGCCTATGGTAACAGCAATGAGCTGAGACAGGCGGCGGATAACCTTGACAAAATCAATGAGGCGAGCTGCAACACCTATCTTATCAAGGCAAAGGACAAGCTCACGCGTGAAGTTCTTAATGAGCTTCTTGATAAAGAGACGTTCTTTACAGCGGATGAAGCGTTGGCATATGGCTTGTGTGATGAGGTTGTTGATCCCGTTGAATCAACAGAAACCGAGGAAGTTGTAAAACAGGCGCTTGAAAACAAGAACCCTGTTGCAAAGAAGGTAATCGAGCGCATTAAGCAGGCAAAGGCGGACCCGCCCGAACCTAAACCCGAACCGCAGCCGCAGCAGCCCGCCCAGAAAGAGCAGGATTGCTTTGAATGGCTCGCAAAACAGTTCAAATTTAATTAATCGAAAGGAAGATGAAAATGAAGAACAAAGACACAAACAAGACCGCTATTCAGGTTTTTAACGAAAACTTTAAGGCGGCTATGGAAGAAAAAGATTTTGACAAGGTCGGCGAAGCGTTTCAGGCTTACAGCGAAAGTCTTGTGAACGAGCTCTCCGACGCTGCCAGAGAGTATAAGCAGACAGCGGATAAGTCAGTCCTCGCGGCTCGTGGCATCCGTACTCTCACATCTGCCGAGCAGACATTCTATGACGGATTTATCGGGGCGGCGTCCTCGGATAATCCCAAGCAGGCTCTCACGGGTGTTGATAAGACGATTCCGCAGACTATTATCGACACAGTCATCGCCGATATCGAGAACGCTCATCCGCTCCTTGCGGCGCTCGATATCGTCAATACCTACGGTTCCACAAAGTGGCTCATGGCTGTTGATAAGAAGCAGCTCGCTCAGTGGGGTCAGATCACATCCGCAATCACCCAGGAGCTCAGCGGAAAGATCACCGCTATCGAGTTCGGTTCCAATAAGTGTACAGCCTTTATCCCCGTACCTAAAGATCTGCTCAAGCTTGGCGCTGCATACGTTGACGCGTATGTCCGCAAGATCCTTGCCGACGCTTTAGCTTTAGGCATTGAGTACGGCGCGATCAAGGGTACCGGTAAGAATATGCCCATCGGCGGCAACAGAGACCTTAACGGCGGTGTCGTTGACGGCGTATATCCCGAGAAGGAAGCGGTTGAGGTTACAGCGCTGACTCCCGCCGGATATATGACGCTTATCGCGCTGCTTGCCGAGAAGCCTAAGCTTGAGGGTGAGACAAAGGGCAGACCCAGGGTGGTCAGCAAGGTTGCGCTTATCTGTAACCCTGTCGATTTCCTCACAAAGATCATCCCCGCGACCACCGTCCTTGCGGTTGACGGTTCGTACAAAAACAATATCTTCCCGTTCCCGACAGAGGTTTTTCCGACCGAGGTGTGCGACAAGGGAGAGGCTTACCTTGCTGTTATGGAGGGCAACAAGATCAAGTATATGATGTTCCTCTCAACAGGATTGAGCGGAAATATCGAATATTCGGATGAGTACCAGTTCCTTGAAGATAACCGCGTATACGCGATCAAGCTCCTCGGTACCGGTCGCCCTGTTGACAACAACTGCTTTGTCAAGCTCGACATTTCTAACCTCAAGCCGCTCGAGGTCAAGGTTGCCGTAGCCAGCGTCGAGAACCCCATCGCTACGATCGAGGCTGACGCTACGCTCCTCAGTGCGAAGCTCAACAAGAGCACCGTTGCTGCGGATGACACCGCGACGGTATCGGTAATCAGCACAGAATTCAATTTGTTGCCCGGAACAGCGCCCACACTGTCCTATCAGTGGCAGGTCCGCGCTAAGACCGGAACACAGTACACCGATCTTGACAGTTCCTACACCGGCTACAACACTGCTAACCTCACCGTAAAGGCAGCGGATGCCGAGAAGCACTACAGATGTAAGGTAACCGCAAGCGGTACGGCAACCGGCACGGCATTCACGCCCGAGTGTACTGTTGAAGCGGCTGACTAATAAATCAAATCAAACGGAGGTGTGAAAATGGCAATTTCAATCAGCGATAATCTTCTTAGTGATGTAGCTATAATGCTCAATTACACAGCGGCTGAAAGAGCCGAGGACATAACCATAGATAGAAGAATAAGGATAATGATTGAGAACGGCATTGCGCGCCTCCGCAAATCCGCACCGGATTTAACCGTAAAGGATTTTGAAGAAGAAGGCAATGTCAGGGCGTTGCTTTTCGATTACTGCCGTTACGCCGACAGTAACGCTACGGAGATGTTCGGCGTCAATTACGCATCCGAAATCTTGGATTTAAGGCTCGATTATGAGGTTAGGAGTTCGAAAAATGAAAATCAAGAGCAATCCTGAGTTTATAACCTTCAATGACGGCTTGGTGACAACCTACGACACCGACGATAACGATAACATCATCCCCGCAACCGGAAGGGCGCACCGCTTTGGTGATGAAAAGATAGGAATAACCCGATACTATGCCGCCCGTCAGAACGACATTGAGCTTAACAAGGTCATTCACATCCGCAGGTCGCTCAGTGTCACCACCGAGAGCGCGGCGGTTATCGGCAAAACCCGCTATAAGATAGAGCATGTACAACAGGCAATGTATACTAACCCGCCATCAACTGTTTTAAGCCTGTCTCAGCGTGGTTTATGGGAAGGAGCTGTCGAGGATGGTTTATAAGGACTATGAGGCGTTTAAGTCAGCGATTGAAGCCTGCGGAATTCCAGCGGCAGAGGCGGAGTTTAAAAAGTCCGTGCACGTGCCTTATCTTTGCTATTTCCGTTCAGCGGAAAAGCCGATAACGGCAGACGGCAAGGTGATATTGGCACGCATCGAAATGGCGGTTGA